TCCCCGAGGCGGGATTTTGCGAGGCGATTTGGGGACGTATCGGGACGAGATGCCCGGAAAAATGGGCCTTTCGCGGGTTTTCCGGCGGATCGGAGCCGGGCGAGTAATTTTTGGCGCATTTCGCGGTTGCGTCGGCAAGCTGACCTTCCTGATCGTTGAGAATTGGCGGAAATCCGTGGGCACTTCCCACTTTCCGAAAATTTCACTTCCCACTTCGCTCTGTGCCCCGGTTTCTGCGGCATAGAGCCGCATTCTGATGTCCGCTGGCGGAGACCGAAGTGGGAAGCGAAGTGGGAAGTGAATTTGTGCATCAGGCCGGGTCGCTGATGATCAATTCGCGGGCTGGCTGAGCCTTGCCATTGCCGCTCACATGATAGGTTGTGCGGACCTCCTCCATGCTGAACCGGCCGAACAGTTCGCGCACCTTCGGGTGGTCATTCAGGCTGAGCATGAAGCGCCCTTTCAGGCCTGCCAGCCGCTCTGCCATTTCGGCAAATTCGTCCTGCCCGAACATCTGCGAGCCATAATCACCTTCGCAATCGAAATAGGGCGGGTCGAGGTAGAAGAGCGTGCCCGGTCGATCATAGCGAAGCAGGAAGTCCTGCCATCGCAGCCGTTCTATGGTGACCCCTGCCAGCCGCTCATGGAGGGCCTCCAGCATCGGTGCGAGCTTCGTGACATCAAAGCGGCTGGGACGGGTCGGTGCGACGCCAAAGGTCCGGCCATCTACTTTGCCGCCAAAGGCGAGGCGTTGCAGATATAGAAACCGGGCAGACCTTTGCAGATCAGTGAGCGAGCGAGGGTCTGTGGCCAGCAGCTTTTCAAACCCTGCGCGCGATGCGATCTGAAAACGGATCATGTCCAGGAACGCGACATAATGATGCTGCAGGATACGGAAAAATGTCGACACATCCTCCGACCAGTCGTTGATGACCTCGGCCGATGGTCGGAGGTCGCGCCGCAGGAAAATGCCGCCCATGCCGACAAACACTTCCGCGTAGGTCTCATGAGGAATGGTATTAATGCGGGCGATAACTCGCTTTGCCAGATTACGCTTCCCGCCGATGTACGGGGCGACAGGGCGCACCGGCGCAACGGGCTGCATGTGATGTGCATGGTCATTGCAGGCCGCCTGCGGCGACCCTGAAAACGGACTCGACTCTTTCACAATGTTCTCTATTTGATCGCGCCGTCCAGCGTTGGATGGCGGGATGATTTCGGCTTTGGCCAGCCAGATCGTGACGGGTCGAGACCGTCGGCTTGGGGCGTTGGCGCGCCCCATCCCCCGCCCATCGGCGGTGAATTGAAAATGGCCGCCGTTGGGGCTATATAAAGCCAGCGATGCGCGCGACGCGGTGAATTCTTCCCTCCGTAGCGCGAGGCTACTGGCCGTTGACTGCTTAGCAGGGGACAGGAAGTCCCTGCCGCGCATCGCTCCGCACATCATTGACGTCGATCCACAAGGATGGTCAGGTTACGGGTCTCAGCGGCGACGTTGCGCGGGCGGCTGCGATGGAAGCTGACCAGCACGGGAAGATCGTCTCCAATGTCCTGCCGGACGACCGCTTTCCAGATGTTCCCGGCTGCATCAGCGAAGAAGATCAGTTTGCTGTCGCCCTGCTGCGCGATGATCAAAGCGCGCGCCACAATGTCCGGCAGAAGGCGGTAGTTGTCAGGCGTCAGTTCCGGGTGCCCACGCGAGATGGCCGGCATGTCCCCGCGCTGTTTCCGATAAACGCCCTCGGGCATAACGATGACGCGGCTGCGAGCCTGCATTGCCGCCTGTTGCGCCGGATCGAGAATGGCGACGGGGAAGGCCCCATGGGGGGCACCTAGGAATTGGTCAAAGGCGGCATCCGCCACAATTTCGCGCAGCGTCGCATCGGCGACTGCCTCCATGCCCGAGTCGGTGGCGGCGCGCAGGGATGCCACGGCCTTCGCCGCGACGGCCCGCAGATGCGCGGTGCCGGGATTGTAGCTGAAGCCGGGATCGATACCGGCGGGCACATTCAATTGACGGCCGGTGGCATCAACAAAGACGCGCGAATCTTGCGGCAGTTCTTTATCGGGCGTGACGGTCCAGCCCATGCGCTTCATCTTGCGCTCACTGACCTGCTCGAAATGACATTTACAGCCCCAGCCATTGGGCGGAAAATGCGTTTGCCAGAAGGGATGGTCCACGGGCAGCAGGATGCCGTACCACGTCTTGTGGAGCGGCCGCTTGTGTTCGGAAGTTGAAGGCAGGTAGCGGAGATATGGATAGATATCCTTCTGCCGCTGGATGCGCGCCCAATGACCCGACGCCATGCTCATGCGGACGTTGGTGTTGTAGATCGTTCGTAGCCGGCGATTATTGACTATGACGGTGTCGGGCGTGCCGGTGAGTTCGGCATTGGTGACGGAACCCCACCAGCCGGCTTTTTTCAATTCGGGGAGGATGGCACCCTTCCATTCCTCGAATGTCCCGCCGTTGCGCAACACATCGTCGATCGACATCTGGACCGAGCGCAAGAGATCGAGCTTGGCGATCTTCGCGACGGTGAAGGCGACTGCATGATTTTCATGCATCATCTCCGACCAGCGGACAGTTGGCTGAAGTGCGTCGCGCGTCTCAAAGGCGCGAACAACGTCATCTGGCTTCAGGAAAATCGAATAGCCCAAGCTGTCGGCCATTATGCGAGCCTCAACCGAGCGGCGCTGCCATCAACGCCCTGTGAAAGGTCGATTGAGCGACCGGCTTGGTGCCCGCGCCAATAGTCATTTTCGAGCCGGCTGCCTTTGAGCGAGGCGCTGCGATTGCCTACCTCGACAAGACTATCGAACCGGCGCGCAATATATTGGTCGGTCGCTGCATGTAAGGGAACGGCTGGCATTAGAGCCTTCACCTTACTGTAAACCGCCTTTGCCCAAGCCTCGCAGAAAATATCAGCGCGTTGGCGCTTGCGACCAGGGCGGCACCGTTTGAGGTGCAGGCGGATATATTCCTGCCGTGCCGACTTGAGTTGCCGGAAGAGGACAACGAAGGTGTAGGAGGCGATCTCTGGCGCGGGACCGGGGCCGATGTAAATGCGGTGCAGATCGGCGTCGATGATCACCTTGCAGCCGAGCGCGTGCCGAACGGTCATGCAGAGGGCAGTCTCCCAGAGCGGCGGCCGTTGGGTGGTGGAGCCTTTAGCCTTGGCCTCTCCGATTTCCGACATGGCAATGTCGTCCATTGAAACACCATGTTCCTCCATGAGCGTGCGAGCTTTTGCCAGCGCGGTCGCCGCCTCGTGCTCGTTGGAAGATTTCGCCAGAGCGAGGCACTTCCTGATCCTCGCCAGGAGCGCGCCATTCATGCTGGTCAAGCCCGCCTCCATGCGATGATGTCGAAGTCGCTACCGATCAGCGTCCAACGAGTAGGAATAGGGCGGCCGGCTATGGGCCAACTTTCATCCGGCTCACGGCCATTACGCAGCCGGACCCGAACCCGCGCGCCCGATGCTTCGCTTTCAGCGAGCAGGTGCGGCGGGCACGGCTGGTCCGGCTGATCGGGATAGAAGACAGGCGCATGGCCCATATTTGCGTGCCAGCTCATTCCGCGACCTCGGCCGCCGGCTGGGCGGCCGCGTCGAGTTGAACGGCGAAGCCGGCCCGCTCCAGCGCCTGGATGAGCGGGACATCGTCCATGACGCCGAGCGCACCGGCAAGGATCGCGCGGGCCTCTGTTTCACTGTCGGCGCTAAGCAGGCGATCCACGATGGTGCCTGTGATGGCATTGGCCACGCGATAGCCGTCTTCTGCGATCATGCGGTCGACGACGCTGTCTGCGTCATCGTGGCCATCGTCGTCGCTTTCGGCGAAGCTGGCGGCGGGGGCTGTTTCGGCCACCAATTCCTTCCAGCCCTCCTGGATCGCCTCAAACCGCTCCGGGCCGAACACGAGGCGACCCTGATATGGTTCGATCTCGGCCAGATCGCGGTCGCTGGCTTCATAGGTCAGGGTGACGTGGGGAAGGTAGGAGGGGTGATCCCAACTTGCTCCTGCATCGCGCATCTCGCGGTGACGCCATTGCAGGTCCGTGGACTGGAACAGCAGCGCAACTGCACTGCCGTCGCCCATTCGCTCGATCAAACGAGGGCCGCCGGGACCAACGATAACCTCTCCGCTGTTGGAGCCGAACTGGCCCATGGCAAACCAGTTCACCGGCCGCTTGGAATAGGTGACCGTGACGTGCAACTGCTCGGCCGGCATGGTCGATGTGAAGCCCTGCGAGCGTGCCCAATCCAGCAATTCACTGGCGTTGAGGAGCTGGCGATAGACGTAAAGCGGACGGGGATCGTCAGCGGCAAAGCTGACCACCTTGCCGGGTTGCAGCGAATTTGCATCATCCAGCGGCGGGCCGCCATTGTGGCCGAGTTGTTCAGGAGGTTGGGTCTGCTGCTGCTGGGAGCCGGATGGAGCGTCGGGGTCGTCGCGGCGAACGAACCCCTCCCCGTAGGTATCCTCGAAACTCTCCTTCGTGCGGACCCAGCCCAGATCGGCCAGCGTCTTATCAGTGGTCGCCTGGGCTTGAGTATCCTGGGGTTCCTCGACGATGCGACGGACGATCGGCGCGGCCACATCTGCACCGTAATTGAAATCGGTCCACCAGCGCGCCGCCTGATCGGTAAAACTATCGGTCAGATCGTCGGCGTCGGTTTTGACCACCTCCAACTTGACATCGGCATGGACCTCGCCCTGGGCGCGCGAGGAACCGTTGTCCGTGGTCATCGTCTGTGACAGCACGACCTTGCTGATGGCTGAGTCCATGTAGAGGCAGAGCGTGTGAAAGTCGGTCGTGCCCGATGTGGCGGCCTTAAGCAGGTCGACCGCAACGTCTTCGGGCACGATGAAGCCGCTGTCGTTTGCAATCGCCTGGAGGGCGGCGAGCAGCTTCATTTGTTCTTCGCGGGTCGCCCCACGCGGATATTTGCCGATCGCCGTGGGCGTCCCGAACTTGTCTAGAAAGACGTTCCAGAAGCGGATGCCGTTGCGCTTGAACAGCGTCGGCCAGTAGAGCCAATAGGCCAAGCCTTGACCGTAGGGCTGATCGTCATCGGCCGCGCCGACGGAATGGACCCAGAATTTCCGTTCCGGCAGAATTTCGCCCTGCATGTTCGTCGGCGTGAGCATCCGCAGGCGATCTTCGTCGTCGTACCGGAAACGCCGCGCATGGCGGACCTTGATGTCTGTGATGTCGAGCAGGCCATCGCGATACCCCCACATCAGTTCCGCGACGCTATAGCCGTAGAAAGTCGCCATCAGCATCTTGCGAGTGATGCGGTCCCAGGGCAGCCGCATCAGAGTCCGGTTGAAGGCTTCGGCAGCCTTCCCGGCGCGGGGGTCTTCATCGTCGCCGGCAAGCACGTTCCAATCCCGCGACACGACGGCGCCGATGCGCTGCTGCATCGTCGATTTCACCTGGTCGTCGTTGAAGACGACATCGTAGGCTCCCCAATCGACGGAGGTAGAGAGCTTAGGGTCTTTGGCTTCGCGCAGGCCACGCACCCACGGCTGCGTAATGTCGCGGCCATCGCGCGTGGTCGCGATCTCCGTCAGCAGCTCGGCCGAGGGCCTGAGTGCCTTGGCGGGCGTGCGGGTGGAGCGATAGGGGGCGGGTCGCTGGGCCATCAAAAGTAAAGTCCGCTGGGCCGGCGTCGGATGGTGCCGAAGCCGGTGGTGGTGATTAGGGTTTCGGAGGCGGCACTGCGCATCTGGCCGAGGGGATGCACTTCGATCGGTCCAGCATATTCGCCCGCCGCGTTGACGCAGAGTGCGGCCGCCCAGAAGCGGTCACCGTGGCCGTCGCTCTCGCCGTCATGGACCAGCCTGACGGCGCCCGTGGCGGTGACCGCCTTGGTGATCGAATGCAGATCGTCCCGCAGGTAGATGTCGCCGGCCGGAATGCGGAACTTGCGATCCTCCATCCGATCCTTGAGCATCGTCGCCAGCGCGAATTTCGCGGGCAGAGTGAAGGTGACGCCTTCAATCCTGAATTTGCCGAGCAAACCCTTCGCCTGCTCGACGAACGGGAGGCCCATGCCGGTCTCGTCAATCGAGGCGCGTGAGACACGGTCGCGCTGGATGACCTCGGCAAGTATCTGCATTTGCGCCTGGAAGGGCGCCCGCCGCATTGTAATGATCTCGCGAGGATAAAGGGTGTCGCCTAACTTTTCGGCGACCCAAATGCAGGTGAGGTCTTTCTTGCGGGCGATGTCCATGCCGACGAAAACTTCGGCGTTGGTCGGCCCGATCGGCTCGCCCGTAATGTCATCCCTGGTCTTGACGCCCTCGGTATATTCGATGACGCGCAGCCGGCCGTAGCCAGGGGTTTCGGCCTTGTTGATGAGGTCGAAGTCGAGCCAGGCCGTCGCTTCGTCCAGCCACTTCAGCTCGAATTCCTGTGCCCACAGGTCCGCGTCGCTCATGCCGGCGCGCAGTTCGTCGATATTGCGGTCGAGGCCGTCCCTGACCGCCTGATAAATATCTACCATGTGCCGCGACCAGATCGAGTTGGTCGCGGTCATGATCTCGTAGAACTTGTTGCTCTTGCCATTGGGCGTCGAAATGACGCGCAGCTTCCATCCCTTGGAAATTACGGGGAAGAGCGCTCCCCAAATGGCCTTGCTGTTCTGGTGGAACGCGAACTCGTCAAGCACCGCGTTGGCGGAGAAGCCGCGCGCCGTGTCGGGATTGGCTGGCAGCGCGGTGATACGCGAGCCGCTAGGGAACATCACCTCGTAAGTGCGATAGGTGGCATCGGTTGTCTCGCCACGGAACTCACCTTCGACGACTTCGGGCGGCGCACCCTTCAATCCGTTGTAGAGCGCCCAGAAGGCCCGCGTCATTGGCTTGACGTTCTCCGTCATCGCCTCCATCGCCTGACGTTCGCCGCGCGAGAGGATGACCCAGCGTGTGCGCTTTCCAGTGAGTTCCGCGCTGATGCAATCGTCGACCAGTTCTGCGCATGTGGTGAAGGTCTTGCCGGTCTGGCGCGAGAACATGCCGGCCTTGAACCGGCTCTGATCGGCAAGCCACGCCTGCTGATAGGGATGGAAGTGGATGAGGCGTTGCAGCTCATCGCCAAAGGCGCGGTCGGCCATTACTCGCCAAAGCCCAGAATGCGCCGCGCCTCGGCCATCGCAGTGGGGTCGATCCGCCCTTGGTGACCAGCAGCGTCGAGCTTCCGGCGCATTTCCTCCTGGGCTTCCCTCTTGGCCTCTTCGCGCAGGCGCGCGTCGCGCTCCGCGTCAAGCTTGGCGGATGACAGCAAGTCCTTGGTGGCTTTGGCCAAGCGTTGGAAATCGAGTGCGTCCAGCTCTTCCCCGTCGCCCGTCGCCATGGGCAGGATCATGCGAGCGCCGATACTGGTCAGCATCTGGACCATGAACTTGCCCTCTGCATTGTCGGCGCTGCCGAACTCAGAGGCGAAGGCTTCTGCCACCACGCGGATATCACGCTGGTGTTTAGCCATCTCGGCATAATCTTTGGCATAACGACCGACCGCCGAGCGCGACCGCGTGTGCCCCAGCTCCGCCAGCTTCGCTACGATCTCATCAATCGTCGCACTTGTTTCGAGCGCCTTGACGACAGCCGCCTGCACTTGTGGCGGCAGGGTTTTGATCGACGATTTGCGCCCCATATCAGCGCTTGCCCGTCTTGTGGCGCCAGATGCCGTCCAGTTTGAGGCGACCATCTGCGACTTCGATCCCGTTGGGCAGGATCGATGCGACGGTGTAGGGACCGCATTCGATGACTTCGAGAAGCCGCATGTCGTGATCGGCGAGCCAGCGCATCTGCTCGGTCACGGCCGGACGCGGGAACCGGTGGCCGAGGCCGGTGAGCATGATGGTCAGCACGTCGTCATTTTCTTCGCCACCCACATCATTGATGAGGTCGAGGATTGCGCGACGAATGAGAGGCAGGATGGCGGCCGGGATCATCAGCGGACGCCCCGCTCAATGAGGATTTGCAGATAGTCGTTGGACGTTTCCAACTGGCCTCTGACGCCCTCCAGTCCCGCTTCCATTCCGCTTACACGGGAGGCAAGCACGGCCATTTCCGCCATTAGTTGGACGCGCGTCGGCGGATCATCCCGCTCGCCCTTCAGCTCCTTTATGGTTTCGGACGTCTTCGCCTGATCGGTCTTGAGCTGGTCAACCGTGAGCTTCAGCGCGTCGAAGTCTTCCTTCGACGGAAACTTCTGGCGCAGCCAAAGGAAGCCGGCCAGCAGGATGACGGGCGTGATGGTCGATGCGATCGGCCACAATTGGATGAGAAGAGAAATCCAGTCAGGCACCGAAGGCCTCCGACTGGTTGTAATGTCGAATGGACACGATGCCCCCAGGTTGAAACGGCGTTGAAAAGCCGGATCAAACTGCCTGCTGGCGGCCGTTGGATTTGGTTTCCGTCCATGGAGACGGGGCTGCCATTTTACCCGAACATATCGAGTTGGCGGGGATCGTGCGGCCGTTCTAGCAGAAGCAGCGGCTCGGCATCTGTGCCTTCATCGGTCTTGTTAATCAAGGTGGACAGATGGCGCACCGGCATTCGGAGCCGGGCAGCGGCCTCGCTCACCGTCATCTTATTCGCCCTGACCAACGCGATGACGCCCGCGCGTCGCGCCCGCATGAGTGCATTTCGGCCCGACGGGATCGGCAGGCGTTCACGGCCATAGACATGCGCCAGCACTGCCGCCTTCTCGTTTCCGATAACCTCGCGGAACGGGCTGAGCGCTGGATCGAGCGGCACATAAATATACTGCCCGGCAAAGGCGTCGACGATGCGCAGCGTGGCATAGGCGCCGATATGGGCGGCCATGTCGAGCATGAGCGGCGGCCAGCTCTTGTGGGGCCGTGCCTCCTCGGGGATCGGTAACGCCTCGGGCCGGGTTGTGAACTGGTGCGCCATTAATCGCGCGCCTCCTTCCCCTTCAGGCGGCGTAGCTTTCGGCCCAGCAGCCGAATGCCGGTGTCCAGCTCTGCCGTCGTCCAATAGTGATGATTGGGCAGGAGGCCGAGCGCCCGCTCCAGATAGTGAACATAATGGCCGCGAAGCGCATCACCGGCGCGCAACGCGTCGCCCAGGGCAAGCAGGATGGCATGACGGTCGGCATGGAGGTCGGAATAGTCCGGCGTATGATTGGCGACGCGCTGGACCGCATCCGCTGCCGGCCATGTGACGCCCTGGCGTTCGAGCCAGGACTTCAGCGCCTCAATGACGCTGGCCGCCTTGCGGTGGTCAAGAAACTTCAGCGTCGATATGCCGGTTTGCCGCTCGACAAAGGCGGAAATGGCACGGTCACCTGGATCATCGACAGCGCCGAACCAGTAAAGCGACCACCACAGCGCCTTGATCTTGCCGATGTGGGCACGATGGCCCATCGGACCTTTCCAGCCCTTGTTGAAGTGGTCGAGCAGGCGACCAAGCTCCGCCAGCGACATATCGGACATACTGGCTTTGCCGATCAGGCTCGCCTGAACGTCTTTTCGCATGTCGTCATCGATCCCCTGCCGCTTGCAAGCGGCGCGCACGGCGATGACAAGCCGGCGGCGACCATTTTCCGTCTTGCCGGTCCTCCGGGCCTGTTCGGTGACAGTGTGACGCGCTTCAGCCATGCCGCGCCTCCCGTTTCTCCAGTTCGGCGCGCAACTCGTCAATCGACACCATGGAAAGGTCCGTCCCCGCCGGAGCATAGGCGCGGCTATGTCCATGGACGCGGACAAGATAACCGGCGGCGGCAAGGGCATGGACACGACGCAGGACGCCGGCCGGCGATGCCAGGCCTTCTATCGTTGCAAGCTCGCGCATCGATGGTCCGACGCCATGCGCGGCATAATAGGTTTGGAAATTGGTCAAGGTTCGGCGCATTTCGGGCGTCATGACGTTTGATCCTGATCCGGGGTTTTTGCCGAGTGGAGCTGGCGCATCAGGTCTTCGAGCGCCCAACTGTTGGTCACTTCGAATTCCACCTTCACGGCGGTGCATTTGGCTCGCGAAGCGGTGGCGAATGACTTGACCTTCACATGGGCGCGCGGAGCGAAAATGCAGATATCCCGCTCGCTCATTGCACGCTCCGTAGGCTCGGCGCTTCTTGGCGAGTGGCTTCCAGCACCGCGTTGGCGAACATGCCGCCAGCGATATCGATGTCGTCCCCCCACCAATGCTGCGACCAGGCCCACGCCATCAATCGTGATGGAGATGATGACGGCGCCATCGATCACGGTGAACCCGATGCCGGTCTGGCCGTCCGGCGCCGTCACATTACCGACGCGTGTTGAAATTCCGTTGGCGCGGGCATAATGCGTATTAGCCACGGCTCTTCTCCTTGAAGTGCTGGTGAAATTCGGTTGCCAGGGCGCGCATACGGGCCGGATCGGCGAGGTCGCGTATCTCGATCACTTCCTGCAGCGCCTCGACGGAGCGGACGCGTTCGCGGCCGTTGCGGTTCAGGGCAAAGCTGAGCCGCTCGGGGCTGTCGGCCGCGATGATATAGACGCGGATCATTGCGGCAGTGCCTCCCCCTGCCGGCCCTCGCTCATGAGGAAATGAGTGAGGAAGGCGCGCGCCTCCGGGCCGCAAAACTCCGGGGGCGTCGCCTTGGCGAGCGCCCGTATCGACGGCTCGACAAGTGCGGCGGGCAGCGGCAGCTCACCGATCTGGTGGGCATAGATGATCGCCGACAGGGCATCGAACAGTTCGAGCGCCGCCGCCATCTTGAGGACGTCCTCTGGATCGACCGTTTCGGCCGGAGTGGCGATCAGGCCGCCATCCTGCCCATCGACGATCGTATCGGTCGGGATGTCATAGACGAAGCTCATGACAGCACCGCCAGTTCTTGCCGCAGCCGCCGCAGCTTAGTTTCGCAGGCCTCGATCTGACGGGGGAGGCGACAGAGGCGGACGCCACGCCAGTTCTGAAGCCGCTCCCATTCGTCCAACTCGGCTTCGGTGAAGGAACGCTGCGTCGCCAAGCGCTCCAGTTCTTCTATGCGCTGGGTGCGGGTCATGCGGCTTTCCTCCCGCCGTGGCGGTTCCACAGCTCCGCAGCGACCATGTCGTTGCGCTCGAAATCTTCGATGGGCAGGCCCTGCGCCTCGCAAGTCAGACCGGGGCAGGTCACCTGGGTGACGATGGTTCCCTCCCGCGTCTTGCGCGCGCGGAGGCGTGGCATTCGTCCGCAGGTGCAGCGGTTAAGGACGGGCATTGGAATTCTCCGTCGCGATCTTGACCGTAGCGTTGCCCTTCCAGCGGTCGAGCAAGCCTTTGTCTGCCGAACTGGTCGAGCTGGCGGTTACGCCCGCGACACGCAGCGTGTTGGGGTCACCGCGCCGATAGAAGGCGCGGTGGTCGGCAACGAGGCCGGCGATGATGTCGGGGGCCGGCGTCTTTTTGGTCAGCTCGGTCAGGACATAGTCCGAAGCCGCCTGAAGGCGGGCGAGCATCACGGGCGTCATGCCGCTTCCTCCTCGACCGCGACGGCCTGGGGCGCGGTGTCCTTGCGCTCGACGCGGTCGATGAAGAATTCCTCCAACTGCTGGTTCCGCGCGCCAAGCCAGACTAGCACCTGCCCCAGCTCCGTATTGTCGGTGATCGCGGCAATACATGCCTGCTTGTCGAGCTTGGTCGAGATGCGCAGCAACTCGGACAGCCCGAGGTCGGCAAGTTCTTCGATCAGCGTATCGACCTTGATGCCGTCATGTTTGAGCGCAGGCGTCGTGGTCCGTTCGCCGATCTTACAGCCGGCGAGGGCAACGGACTTGCGCTTGCCCTCAGTGAGCGCCTGGGCGGCGACGCCCCACCATGCGCGAAGCTGGCGGAAGATATCCTTCGCCCGTTGGTCGAGAGGCGCGACGAATTCATCGCGGGCGGCCAGGACTTTGGCGATGGCGCTGTCTGCATCGAGCTTCAGCTCATCGGTTTTGTCGAGCAGGTCGCGATATTCAGCGATCAGTGCAACCGCTTCGTCGATCGTCTGCGGCGCCTCCAGCTTGGGTGCCTTGCGTCGTGACATCAATATTGTCCTTCCGTGGTGATGCCGGGTCCGACCGGCGACATGAGGGGGATGGCGGTTGAGCAGAGGGCGCATTCGGCCATGGTGCGGCCGACCAGCCACTGGCTGGCGCCGCAACCAGGGCAGGTGTTCGTCTCCGTCTGGCGGTAGAGGACGACGAAGCCGCGCTCGGCCGGGAGCGCCCGATAGTCGGTGTGCGGGCCGGGCTTCATGGCAGCACCGCCATGATGCCGATGCTGATCAGGACGATCGGCGCGCCGATAAGGAGCGCTTGGGCAAGGGCGATGCGGAACTCCACCACCCCGTCCTGCACATCGCGATCGGACAGCAGGCGGCGCCCGGTGGATGCGAGACGTTGAAGGCGGGCGATCATATGTCGCCTCCGTCGCTATTGTTCGGGCATGTCGGGCAGGTGCCCGCATATTGATGGTGGAGCTGGTTACGCGGCGGCCCCGTGCGGCGGCGCGCGCGCAGACAGCTTGCCAGCGGGATGGGGCCGAAGAGCGGACAGCTAACGTCCTCGCCCCCATAGGCGGCCCGAACAATGCGCTCGGCCTCCGGGTAGCTGCCGGCGTAGCTGCGGTTGATCAGGCGGCTGATGTAGCCGCTGGACTTGCCCAGCCGCTCGCCGACGATACGCTGATTGTCGGTGTCGCAGGCGCTCGCCAGCAGGCGGACCCATGCGGGCATGTCCTCGCCCCATGCGGCCACCGCTCGTTCTGTGTTTGTACTGGAGGCATTAAGAGACATGGTGAATCTCCGCGGCTAAAATTTTTTGGGTCGGAGAGAGGGGGAAACGCCGGCCGCTATTGCGATCGACCAACGCGACCACGGTGCGCCCTTCATATTCGACACCGGGATGGTGCGGCCCCGAGGGACGCGCGAGGCGCCAGCGCGGTTGATCGTCTCCGGCCCGATCGGTGCGGGAGAGAAAGCCTGCGCGCGTCAGTTGGTTAAGAATGCGTCGTGCCGCTCGCTTCTCAACCGTGGCGGCAAAACAGATCTCGACCAGGTCGAAAGATTTCATAACCCGCACCGCCGACCAGATGCGCTGGCGTGTGGAGCGGGGTTTGGGTTTCCGTGCCGTCTCCCCAACGGCGGGAGGGTCGCGGAAATCCCGCGCCTTGGCTTGCATGATGTAGGACTCCGGCTTGTCGATCCGCTCGATCAGGCCAGCCCCGCGCCAGCGATCGAGAAGGAGGCGGGTTTCCGCGATCGAGACACGCGCGCGATGTGCGGTGTCGTCGTTGGCGAAGATGATGTCCGCGAGGCGAAGCGGCTGCTGCGCGAACCGCAGGGCCGTCCAAGTGGCCAACGCAGGATCGCGCATTCGCGCGGTGGGCGCGGTGTTCATCGGCCGATGTCCTGAGCGGCTGCGAGCTTGTCGCTCAGGGCGACCAGCCAGTCCTTTCGGACCAGTTCGGCCGGCTTGAGCGCGCCCCGCATTGCATGGCCAAGATAGGTCAGGGTTTCGGCGGCCGCCTGTCGATGGAGGAACGCTACCTCGTCCCGATCAAGCGTCAGGGTGATGATGTTGCTCGGCATCACGCGATCTCCCGCCGACGGACGGGCAGGTCGCCGTTGAGGATCGGGCGGCTACCCCACCAGCGGGCATCGATCTCGCCAACGCCCTCTTCCGCAGCCGCTCGCTGAGCGGCGCGCAGGTTGGTGACGATACGGCGGGTGATGCCCTTGCAGCGCGCCTGGAACAGTTCGGCCAGATCATCTGCGATGCGGACGCGGGTGCAATAATGGTCGCGCAGCTTGTGAGCATCTGCGATCGAAGCGGGCTGGGCCGGCGTCGCGATGAGAACGCGGTTATCGAACCGCTCCCATTCCTTCAGCTTCGAGGGCAGCGCCTCCTCGCCGATCAGCATGATCGCGATTGGCGTGCTGTCGTGAATGTCGCGGATGATCTCGACCGATCGCTTGTTCACCAGATGGTCGGTTTCGTCGATGATCAGGTGGCGTGGCTCATGGTTGAGCTGGTCGATGATCTGGCGCAACAGGTTGGGTGCCGTGCGCGCGGGGCGGGTGATGCCCAACTCCTCGGCGATGGCCTCCAGCAGCGTTCGCTGCGACCAGACCGATTGGGCGGCTACGTAAGCGGCGCCGGTGCGGGCCGCCACGAAGCCAGCGGATACCGTCTTGCCGTAGCCCGAGAAGCCGTAGAGCAGACCGATGCGCGTCGAGCTGTCCGGCCCGGCCTCCTCGCACTCCATGATGGTGCGCAGGGCAAGGCTCATATTGGTCAGTGGCGCGTGGCCGCGTGGTCCGTCGCCAAGGTCAAGGCGCGGCTGAGAGGCAAGGCTATTCATCGGTTCTTCTCCGTTCGTGCAATGGAGTTGAAAGGCGGTTGTCATGCGGCCCCCTGGCGGCGATCAGCCGGGGCTGCGGCGGGCGCGCCGAAGGCGATGACCATCATCTTCTCGGCACGATATTCGGCGGTGGTGGCGTAGAGCTGCGCCCGACGCAGGGCCTCAGCGTCGACGCTCTCGCCCCGTTTGTGGGCGGCGATGATCGCGTCGGCTTCCGCCATCTTCTCGGCGGGGGTGCGGAGCGCCTGCCGGGGTGCGGCAGGTTTGGCGAGCATGGCCTCCAACTGCGCAGTGTCGGGCACGGCTGGGGCGGGCGCATTTGCGATGCTGTCCATGGCCGGTGTCGCCCGCGCCTCGGTTGGCCTGGGAAAATGAGCGAGCTTGCCAGCGCGTTCGGCTTCGTCGCGAAGGACGGTGTCCATGGCCTTCTCGATCGAGAAGGATGCCTTTTTTTGCCGCAGCTCGGTGCGTTGTTCGTTGAGGAACTTTGTCATTTCGCGGCGGGCGGCAAGCGCCATCGCCTGCTGGGAGAAGCCCTTGCGCTCGACGTTGACGGCAGTGTCGACGTAGTTGCCTGCCTCGTCGAAGATGTAGAGGGCGCCCAGGTCGCCTTCATCCCAACGAAGCATGACCTGCTTGCCCATCAGCGGGACAAGCGTGTCCGACCAGTAACGGCCATTCTTCCAGCGCACGCCTCGCTTGGTGACGGTAGCGGGGCCGATAACCGCGCTGAAGGCGATCTTCAGGAGACTTTCGGGTGGCGCTGACCGCGCCGGTTCGGGAGAGCGCTGCCACTTCTCCATTGGCGACATGCCGATCATGCTGTGCTTGCGCTGGTGGTAGGTGCCATCGACCCAGGCATCGAGAATGCGCTGCAGCTCGATGCTGTCGATCCCGGCTTCGATAACGGCGCGGCCGGTCTTCTTCTTTGCGCGGGCGCGCAGCTGCTGCGCCTGGGCCACATTGTGGCCGACGAAGCCCTTTAGCATCGAAGCGCGTTCGCGGTTGAAGGTGCCAAACACGCGCTCGACGTGCGGCTTGTCCTCCGGGTGACCGGGAAGACAGGCGTCGAGCTTGATGCCGACAGCGTCGAGCGACGCGATGATCGAAGCGTTGATGAAGCCCGAGCCGTTGTCGACCTTCAGCACCGCAGGCATGACACCCCAGGCCAGCATTGTACTGACCAGCATGGTGCGGACCGATTGTGCGCTTTCGCTTTCGACCACCAAAAAGCGCGTGCGACGGCACCAACGGTCGATGATGCCCAGGATCGCCTTCCGGCCATCGGTGCACATCACGTCAGCCTTGGTGGTGTCGATCTCCCACATTTCGTGGGCGTAGGAGACGGTGGCATCCATACGGCCGAGCGCCGGGCGGTACATCGACTTGTATTTGTCGGGATCGCGTTCGGCGGCGAGGAGAACCTTATGCTCCTTCTCGACCCGCTGTATGTAGCGCTTCAAGCTGCGCAGGGACGGTAGCTCGTCAAATTGCGCATTTAGGAGTTCCATGACGCGGGTAGACGCGTGTTTGTGTTCGGCCAGAATGACCAACACCGCATCGGCGACTTCGGGATGGCGATCGAACCAGTCGCCCTTGGGGCGGCCAACCGGGCGCATGGCGGACAGGGCGGCGTCAGCTCGCCTTTCAATCAGATCGGCGCGCGCCGCCTCCGGCAGGCCTATGATGTCATAGAAGTGAGCCTCGCCGCCGCGCACGGTGCGCAACTCGAACGGCCAGCCTTCCAGATCGGCGCGAAGCTGAACGCCCTTCTTGGTCGTCGGCAGACCTGTCAGACGCAGCTCGGCGATTTCCTTGGCGCTCAGATGTTTGGTTCGCCCCTCGATGGCGCTCATGATGCGCCTCCGAAACGTGCCGATTTGACGCTGCACCGATTTTTCGGGGTGTGAACGCAGAGTAAACAAGACTCCGCCAAGCGTCTATGATAGGCGGCACTCACGCGGCTACTCCCACGGTGGGAGTAGCCTGTTCCGAAAACTCGGAGACAGGGCGAGCGATGACCATCTTTATTGCGTGCTCGACACGAGAACTCGCGCGCGATCGGCAGACGTCAGTCACAGATTTGGCGGGTAGTTTGAACGCACGCTCAAAGGCCGCAAGCGTTCCAAAACGCTTGCGAATCTCGGCTTTGATATCGTGCGGGTCCATGTCCGCGAGGTTCATATGATCAATCCGAAAATTCGTAACGAAAATTCGGATAGACGGGGCCGAAGGGGCGGTCAAGCCATTAAAACCGAAAATTCGGTTGGTGCGCGAATTCTCGAAGCTCTGACGACGAAAAATCGTGATGTTGCTTGGCTAAGCGAGGCTGCGCAGATTCCGGCAAACACCTTGCGAGATTATATTCATCGCGGCATCACGAAGACTGATGCTGCGTTGGCGATCGGCAAAGCTCTCGACATGGGGCTAGAGTTGTTGCTGACGGGGGAAGGGGGTGTTGGGCCGGCTCCCCCGTCCGAAGGCGATATGATTTTGGTGCCGATGCATGATGTCGCTGTGTCGGCAGGTCATGGGGCGCAGGCTGTAGAGGCAGGCGTTTCGCCAGAAAGTTTGGGGTTCCCTTTGCGTTGGTTGCGCCGTCGATTTGGCGACTCGAAGCAGCTAAGAGTGCTTCACGTGCAAGGCGACAGTATGATGCCGACCCTGGGTGACGGTGATCTTGCAATGATTGACTTGAACCGTCGCGACCCGGTGGATGGTATCTTTGTTTTGCGAGTGGATGATCAGTTGATGGTCAAGCGCGTTCTTTTCCCTTCCTCTCGGCGTGTGCTCGTCACCAGTGACAATCGAGACTACGACCGCTGGGATCGAATGATTGATTTGGAAAGTGATGCGGCTCGAGATGGTTTCCAATTGATTGGTCGTGTGGTTTGGGTCGGTCGAGGACTTTGAGGAAGGGATGAATCGATGAGCTTGTCACTCGTGGTCCTAACAGCGGCTGTGGCATTGGGCGCATCGCCTGCAGCGCGCGAAAATGGTTGGTTCATACAGGCTACGCAAGATCCTATATCGGGCGTGATCCAGGTTGCTGCACAGAAGAGAACGCAAGGAGCCAAGCTCACCCTTTGGTGCGCGCAAACAACGCCTTCCGATGTCCGAGTTGAGGTTAACATCGATGATTATTTAGGCGCGGCCGATAGCTATCGTGTGTTTTATAGGTTGGATAGTGGACAGCCGGTGTCGTCATACTGGCATTCCACGACGAAGGGTGATGGCACGACAATATATCCAACGCGCGCGACAGGGCTTCATCTGATCGAAGGGTTGAAAGCTGCCGATAGGCTTGCGGTGCAGTCAGATACCTTCGACCGGAACGCCCGCCCCGTGGTTCGGGTGATCGATGTTAAGGGTGCTGGCTCCATCATAGGAGAGTTGCAGAAGGCGTGCTCGTCAGTGGCTGCAGCACCCTAAACTGGCTTCAGGTTGTTCTTGTTTTGTTCTAACATTCGCTCATTGTCGAGTCGATGAAGGGAGTGAGCAATGAAGCATTTCAAACCGGATTTTCAGCCAAAGATCGATTTTGGCCCTTGGTTATTAGCGCAACAAAAACGGGATGATGCAATCGGCGAGCTAGCAAAAGCGGCGCATCGTGACCCTAAATTTCCGATCAATGGCGACGTGAAGGCTGTCGCCGCGCGCCTGAGTAAGCTCGAAGCAGATCCAGATATGCACTGCGCCTTGGAAGATGCCGAGCTGGAATGGTTGGCATACTGATGAGGTGTCTCTTCGGTCTATGCGGAGAAAAGGCTGGTTCGAAACTGATTCTCGATGCGCTGAGCTAATGCCCCTGCCAACGGATGCCTATGCCGTAAATTGGGGCCTGCTTTTTCCCCAGGCCAAGGTGGACATTGCCCCGCTCTGATATGGCTCATTGGATTGGACCGTTTTAAGGCCCGTCAAGCGGTGAGGTGGCGTTTTGGCCATCCAACTACCAAAACGCCCCTCGAACCCCATGGGCAGAATGCCCACGGGCATTCAGGGGCTATTATCCTTCGCCAATGTGATGCAGGGTCTGCACGGCGGTTGAGCGGAGGTGGGAGGATGCTGAACGAGTGGTCTGATCGCGACGGTGTCGATAGTCATCGATCTGCCTGGTCGATCATTGGCCGCTGGAGTGTCGCCCTGGTCGTGGCGGGTGGAACGCTGGTCTTTCTCTGGCAGTTGTTCACAGGACTGATCTGACGCTCTTGCTTTCCGGCCAAGCTCCTGCAATTTGAAGTCGATCTAATGGTTGCCGGCTTGGTTTCCGCCTGCGGATAACCATTGCCCTGGTCCGCCCCGCCTATCCGGTGGTCATGGATCAGACGCCCCCCACCATTCGCCTTGCTCGTGTTGGCAAGTTCACCTCGAACGAAGGTGTCGAGGTTTCCTTCACCGAAGAAATGATGGCGGCGACAGCTGCCGCCTATGATGCTTCCGCTGATCCGGCGCCGCTGGTAGTCGGCCATCCGCGTCTTGATGATCCGGCTTATGGCTGGGTTGCAGGGCTTGCCCTTCAGGGTGGCGAGTTGGTCGCCACGCCTTCCGATATCGAGCCGAGCTTCGCGGAAATGGTGCGGGCGCGCCGCTTTCCCAAGGTGTCGGCCCGCTTCTACCCGCCTGCGCACCCCGCCAATCCGAAGCCTGGCGTTTGGTATCTGAAGCATATCGGTTTCCTGGGTGCGGCCGCGCCCGGCATCAAGGGGCTGGGCACGGTCCAGTTTTCCGAAGGCGATGACCGGGGCGTCGCCACCATCGATTTTCCATCCACCGAAGAGGCAGATATGTCGAAAGAAGCGAGCTTCGCCGAGCGGGAAACCGCGCTCAATGATCGTGAACAGTCGCTGGCGCAGCGCGAGGCGGCCATCGCCGAGCGGGAAGAGGCGACCAAGGCCTCTGCCTTGAAGGCCGTCCATGACGGTAATGTCAGCTTCGCTGAGGGCTTGGCCGCCGCCGGCAAGCTTGCCCCGGCTGGCAAGGGGCTGCTGATCGGGGTTCTCGACCATCTCGATGCCACCGCTGTCGTAAGTTTCGGCGAGGCCGGTGAGATGGCTCCCGCCATCGCGCTCAAAAAGCTGTTCGAGAGTGCTGTGCCGCTCGTCTCGTTCGGCGAGCATGGCAAGAAGCCCGGCGGCGACAAGTCCTATGTCAGCTTCGCCGCGCCGGAAGGCTATAATGTCGATCCCGAGCAGGCTGATCTCCACGCCCGCGCCGTCGTCTTGCAGCAGGCCAATCCCGGCCTGTCATGGCTCGACGCTGTCAAGCGCGCCCAGGCCGACAGCTAAAGCCTCCCTTCGCTCACCTTCCAGCAGGACTGAACCATGCAGAAAAATTCAATCTTCACCTTTTCCGCCATCGCCACGGTGGCCGTCGCGGCAGCCCGGTTCGTGGGTCTTGGAACCGGCGCGCATTGTGCGGCCGGCGCCAAGGCGCTCGGCGTTTCGCAGACGCCTGCCGCCGCAGGCGAGGCTTTGGCCGTCGATGTCGTCGGCACCGCCATTGTCGAGGTGGGTGGTGCCATCGCGGCCTGGGGGCCGGTCAAGTCGGACGCCAATGGCAAGGCCATCGCCCAGGCCGGTGCCGGTGAAATCCTCGGTTACGCGGTCACCGCCGCCACGGCGGACGGCCAGAAGATCGAGGTGCTCCTCAAGTTCTGAAGGTCGGGCGGCGATGATGGCCGCCCGGATACTGCCCAAGGGAGGCGGCCTGACCTTGCACAGGCGGCGCAACGGCCTCCCACCCTGTTTCCAGTGAAAGGTCTACCCTTATGTCCATGAATGGCTCTCAGCTGCGCGTCGTCGACCCGATCCTGACCCAGCACGCGCGCGGTTACACCAATGCCGGCTTTATCGGCCATATCCTCTTTCCCGAGGTCGATATGCCGACCCGCGCGGCCAAGCGGATCGAATTCGACCGTTCCTCCTTCCGTCGTCGTCGGACCCGCCGCGCGCCCGGCGCGCAGATTGCAGCGCTCGAGTTCGGCTATGAAGGGAAGGCGGTCAGCCTTCATCAGGAAGCGCTGTCGGCCGTCACGCCGATCGAGCATCAGCAGGAAGCCGGCGAGGTTCCTGGCATCGATCTCCTTCAGGTCGGTGTCGATACGGTCCTGGCGGTGATCGCGATGGAAAAGGAAATCCAGCAGGCCGAGGTGGCACGGAATGCCGCCTCCTATGCCGCAACCAACAAAGCCGCGCTGACGGGCGCCGACAAGTGGTCCGATCCGACCTGCGACACGCTGGTCCAGGTGCTGGATGCCAAGGAAACCATCCGCGCCCGCATCGGTCGTCGGCCCAATACGCTGGTGTTGACCGGCGGTCTCGCAACCGATCTGCAGAAGAACGAGAGCATCCGCGAGCATTTCAAGCACACGACCTCTTCCACCATCACCATCCCCATGCTGCAGACCTATTTCGATGTGCAGAATGTCGTGGCGGGCGATGGTATCTACGACCAGGCGGACGGGACCACGGTCGACATCTGGGGGACCGAAGCCATCCTCGCCTGGGTGCCGCCTGCCGGTCAGCGCCAGATGCCGCTGCCCAGCTATGGCTACACTTATCGCCTGCGCGGCCATCCGCTGGTCGAGCCGGCCCGCTGGGACGGCGACATTCGCAGCTGGAAGAATGACGTCCTGGACGAGTTCTCGGCCGAGCTGGTCGGCGCCGATGCTGGCTTCCTGTTCCAGGGCGCGCGCTGATCCTTCGCGGCCCTGGCTGGCGGAGGCTTGCCCTGCCTCCGCCAGTTTTCTCCTGAATGGAGTTTGTGATGCAGAATTATGAACTGAAGATGCCGGTGCGCGGCCTGCCCCGTGCGGACGGGCAGCGCAAACCGATTGGCGTTGGCGCGGTGGTTGCGCTGCCGGTCGATCGCGCCGCTGAACTGCTGCGCATGGAAGCGATCGAACCGAGCGGTGCGGAGGTGACTTGCCCGCTGAATTGGGAAGGGCTGAGCGCTCTGGGCATGGTCAATCCGCCGATTTCCGTGGTGGCGGTGACCGATCGTTACGCCCTGACCGGCGCGATCGAGGCGCTCGGCGGTATAGTGTTCTTCGTCGGCGAAGGGCTGCCGGACAATGCGACGGTCGTGCTGGCCGATTTCTCGAACGATCAGCTTTTGGCCGAACTGGATATTCGCCGCGCAGAGGGGCGGCTGGCGCAGCGCCCCGAAGCGCCGGAGGCCGAAGCGAAGCGGCCGGCAGGTGAAACGCAGTCCGATGACGGTGACGACGCGGCAACCGCCAGCGAGGGGCAGCAGGCCGAGCCGGAAGCCGAGGCCAAGCCGACCCGCAGAAAGACGGCGGGCAAGTAGAGGGCTGACATGCGCCCTGAAACGATCCTGAAACAGCCTTCCGAGGTGCTGCACCGTCCGATCACCTTCAGCGGGGTGTCGACCGTGACGGAGTTGCACTCGGTTGAGGTCGCGGCCAGAGGGCTGGTCGCGGGTGCGGCGGAGCTGGGAGTCGTGCCCCAGCTTTTTGTCGGCGCCGTAACGCTCGCCATCTCCGGGGGAACGGATGGCGAGCGTTACCTCATCACCGCCATCGCCGACGATGCCGATGGGCAGCGGGTGGAAACCGAGCTGGAGATCGCGGTCATCGACATGGCCTGGGCGATGCCCGACGGCGGTGCGCCCTATCTGTCGATCGCGGATTTCATCGAGCGCTTCACCCTGGAAGAGGTCATGACGATGACCGACACCGGCAAAGGCTTCATCGATCGGGGGTTGCTGGTCGGTGCGCTGATCAACGCGCAGGCGGTGGCGGACGCGCATATCGCCGCCCGCTACACCGTGCCGCTGCTCGATGTGCCGCTGATCATCAAGAAGATCGTGGGTGACCTCGCGCGGGCTGAACTCTATCCTCGCGGCGCGCCCGATGGCGTCGATGCGCAGGCGAAGGCGTCGATGAAGATGCTGGAACGCATCCAGTCCGGCGCGCTGCCGGTGCCGGCTGCAACAGCCCCGACCGCAGCGCCCAGTCAGGACGATATTCTGGTCGCGCCGGGTCGGCGCGCCTACCCGGATGGGTTGAAGGGCTACTAATGGGCGCGGGTTTCGACGTCACCATCCAGATGGATGATGCCGCACTCGACGCGGCGCTATCCCGCGCGGTGAAGGCCGGTACGGACCTGCGCCAACCGATGGGCGAAATTGCAGAGGAGTGGATGGACCATGTCCGCGACCGCTTTGCCCAGGAGCGCGACCCCTTCGGCGTGCCCTGGAAAAAGCGTCGCATCGACCCGGATGCGCCGATCAATGTCAAGGATGCGAGTCGTCCGCTGCTCCGCAAGGAAGGTTTTCTCTTCAACGCGATCGTGCCCGACTTCGGATCGAACTTCGCCCAGGTCGGGGTGCTGAAAACGGCGGGACCGGCCAAATATGCACGCATCCACAATGAAGGCGGCACCATCACGCCCCGGAAAGGCAAGGCCCTGTCCTTTGGCGGGCGCCTGGTCGCCAAGGTGGTGATGCCCAAGCGCCAATATGTGGGCTTTGGCCCGGATGAGCGCCGCACCGTGATTGAAGTGATGACCGACTTTCTGCGCGGTCTGTTTGGAGGCCCGGCGTGATTTCTCAAAAGCCCATCGTCGCACGGCTCGAACAGGCGGGCCTTCGGAACGTATCCGGCTTGCTCGAATGGGCCAGCCTTGCGGAGGCCCCGCGCGCCTCCCCCTCGTTCTTCGTGGTGCCGGAAGCCGACTCGGCGGCGCCGAACGGGCTTGGCACGCGGGCGCTGGACCAGAAGCTGGCAGAGCAGTTCGGTGTCATCGTCGTGGTCGAGGCGCGGGCGCGAGGCGACAACATGGTCGATGATGCGCTGAAGGAGCAGGTCGACAAGGTGATCGATGCGCTGGTGTTGTGGACGCACCCGGAGGCGAGTGCGCCTACGCAATATGGCGGCGGCCGGCTGCTTTCCGCTGAGGGATACCGCGTCGCTTGGCTTGTGAGGCTTACGACATCTCGGCACATCAGGAAGGAAAGTCAATGACCCGCCAGGCGAAGGTTTCTCAGGCAAACCCGACGCAGCCGCGCCCCCGAGACGCTGCGGGCAACGAACTGGACCAGTGGGGACTGCCCATCGCCGGTCCGTTGCGGGCTGCTCGACTGGCCGAACTGAAGAAGACCGATCCCAATGTAGAGCCGGAGGCGTGGGCCTCTGCCGGCACCGGCGACGCCAGCGGCGCGTCGGTCGCGTCGGACAAGGAGGATGACGCAAATGGTTGATGCCACCAAGGTACTGCTGGCCAAAAAGGAAACGACATATGGCACCGACGCCGCCCCCACGGCTGCGGCGAATGCCATTCTCACCCGGAACTTTTCGACCAAGCCGGTCGAGAGTGACCGGCTGGAGCGCAACCTTGACCAGCGCGTCTTTGGCGCGCGGGCGTCGGCCGCCACGAACGAACGCCGCACGATGAGCTATGAAGTTGAGCTGGCCGGCTCTGGCACGGCAGGCACCGCGCCCGCCTGGATGGAACTGTTGGAAGCCTGCGGCATGGCGGCGGCCGTGCTGTCGGCCGGCGCCAGTGCCGTTCAGAACTTCGCCGCGCCCGGTGTTGCGGGCACTTCGCTGACCCAGCATGATTACATGGCTGATCAGCGCCGCAAGACGGTCGGCGCTGTCGGGACGTTCTCGCTCGATTACACCGCTGGCGCTTATCCCTTTGCCACGCTTCAGTTCACCGGCCTTATTCCCACGGCCACGCCGTTCGACAAAAGCGCCCCAACCGCGCCGGTTCTGACGCGCTGGAAGCGGCCGCAAGAAGTAAATGTCGACAACACCACCGTATCGCTCGACGGCTATTCGGCCGTGACGCGCAGCTGGCGCGCGGAAGCGGGCGTCGATGTCGCGCTGCGCAATCTGGTCGGTTCGCGCTATGTGCGACGCGGCAATCACTCCATGACATCGACCTTGGTGATCGAGGCTCCCGACATTGCGGCGAAGGACTATATTTCTCGTCTGCGCGCCAATGATCTTGTCGCCTTCAGCCTTACCCATGGGCTGGGTGCGGGCAATATCCTCAACCTCGCCTCAGCCAAGGTCCAGATCGCGGATATCGCCGAAAGCGAGGAAAATGACATCCTCATGTGGACGTTGTCGCTGATCCACACCGTTGACGGCGGCGCGGCCGACCTGACCATCACCGCAACCTGAATACCGAGAGGCCATGAAGCCAATACCGGCGTCCGGGCCGGCTGGTGGAGCCAAGACATCGGATCGGCGGGGCCGCGACCCTTGCCTATCCACCAGCACCAAGGGACCACAGCATGTTCAAAATTACCGCCGCGCCTCTGGTCTGGTGGCCGGTCACTTTCCCCGGCGTGTCCGAAGAGGGCGAAGTCGTCGAAAACCGGTTCGAGATGCGGTTCCGTATCCTCACGGAAGACGAGCATCAGGCCTTCATCCTGTCAGTCGGCGCGAACGAGAAGCTGGACGTGGCCAATGGCACGGTGTCGGCGCCCAGCGAGGAAGCGGCCAAGGTCGTGCTGCGGATCGCAGCGGACTGGCGCGGTGTCGGGGCCGAAAATGGCGAGCCGCTGAAGTTCAGCGATGAGCATCTGCGTCAGCTGTTGAATGTTCCCAACGCCTTCAACGGCGTGATGAAGGCTTATGGCGCATGCCGTGCCGGCCGCGCCGAGGTTCGCGCGGGAAACTGAAAGCCGCTGCGCGCGCCTGGGCGAGCGGGCGTGGCGGCGTCAGGAAGAAGGCTGACGATATTTTGACCCAGGCCGCGATCATGCCCGCATGGATGGAAGAGCGGATGGCGGCAGAGAGTCGTGAGTTGGAACTTGCGCCCGATGAGGCCACGCCCTTCAGCCTCTTCCTGTCGCTCGGAACGCAATGGGCTCGCCATGCCATGACCGGCGTGCGCCTCGGCCTCGACTATTCGGTTATCCCGTCAGTGGCCCAGATGATGGGCATTGCCCTCACACCGCCCATGTTCCTCGATCTGCGCATCATGGAAGGCGCTGCCCTGGATGAGTTTGCGAGGGCCAAGCGATGAGCGATGTCGTCGTCGGCGTTCGCCTCAATGGCGACGGGTCCGGCCTGGTCGGGCAGCTCCGAGTTTCGTCCAGCGAGTTTGACCGCCTTCGTGCGGCAGAGAAAGGCGTGGCTGACGGCGCGCGGGATGTATCTGCCGCGACCGGGCAGGCGGCGTCGGGCTTGGCCAACACCTCCGTTGAGGCGCGCAAGGCCGCCTTCAACCTGAGCCACCTCTCCGAGCAATCGGAGGCGCAGACGCGTGCCCAAAAGCAGGCAGGCGAAGCCGCCAAATC